TTTTTTGACTTCCGAATCCGATGCCCCGTCAGTGCAGCTATGAATTTACGTTGTGTGTGTCGTTGGAGTGAAAGTACGGTATTATAAAGCTCGGTAACAATTTGGTTGCTACAAAGAGGCCGGAACCCATCGGTCGCGGCAGAATAGTCCAGTGAATGAACCAATGTAGACTCCTTTTCAGGTGACGGAGCTGGGCGGACTACTTGATTAACAAGCCTGTCCTGGTCCAGTGAGTTACCAGTCAGGTAGAAAACACGGTTATTCCTCATAATGCGATGAAGATATTTCTGAATAGGTTTTAAACAGAAATAAGTCAACGGAGGACCCTTTGATATAACACGAACCTTGAGAGCCTCAGAAAGGGCCACCAAGGTAACATCCATTCCTTCCTCATTCTCCGCTGCGGAAGAAACGCGGGCATACAGTTCCTTATATATGCCCTTAACGGTGTCTGTGAACAACACCGAAAGCTTGTAACGTTTCTCCCCCTCCTCCTCTATCCTCTCATCGTCCCCATCCTCAACCACTGCCCCACTATACAATGCACGAGCAAACATACTGTCAGGGAGCCGGAGAACCGGTTTTCTAGACAGTATACCAGCATCAGTTGCAAGCCATTCCCTAATAGCAACACGTAATTCTTCATTATTCTGTCTCTCATACTCGAGATTGATGCGACCAACACCATTCCCCCAATCGGGGATTAGTTGTTGATCCATCAAGGTCCCGAGGGTGCCGAAATCGGCACGAGTATCAGTGTAATTAGCGTGGATAGAGGGAGCGTAAGGGTGGAGCAAATCATCATCACTCATAACAAAACCAGAGAAGACTTCATCACAAGTGCGACGTAGTTCAGAGAGCATACCCCCCTCGGTGAGGTAAGGGGAAGTGGGGAACTCTCGAACAGTGGTGAGAACCTTTTTCGTGTCCGTAAGAGCCTTCTGAAGGAGAGGCTTATCAGGACGGGGCATACCTTTCTTGATCATAAGGATGCCGACTGCGAACTCCGGAGCGACAGAAGACCGCATGGTCTTACTAACAAATCGTCCGAGAGTTCCGCCTGCCAATATACCGACATGATCGGGAATATCGAAAGGCTTTGGAGGTAATTCAGTCTCCAAGTAGTTCGCGAAAAAGGCAGAAGTTTTGTACTTAAGGAATTTCATCCATCCGCATTGCACTGAGCATAGTTGCCAGTGAAGCAGAGTACTGTTACGACGGAAATGTGTCTCGTCGAAACCGTATAGAGTACAAAACTCAATGAGAACGGTGAGGGCATCGGAAAGCTTCTCCTTATCATCCGGTGAACAGCCGGAAGGGAGTTGGCCCTCTACCATTGGGCGGTCGAACACTACATCTGAACCTTTC